CTTTATTAATAGCAGGTTGTATTGTAATATCTAGATCTTTTGAAATTTGTTGCCAACGTTGTGGATCAGGTGTATCGTCAAAATAATTTCCAGTGTTAGGAAAAACACCGTTGAAACTATATCTCAAATAATGATGAGGCTTATTAGTTTTATTAGCATACAGAAATAAATTTGCATCACCTGTACAAACATGTTTGTTGTGTGTTCGATTTATTACAGCTTGTCTCAGTTGTAGATGAGGCGCAAATTTACCAGCCTCGTGTTGCCAACCTTGTATCATTCCTACATCACATTGTTGTAAATCAAATCCTTTGTGTAATACGCCTTGATCGCCTACAGCATTAACACCTTTAATAAACTTAGTTAGTATATCAAATTTTTCTTGGCTTTTGTTTAATATAGGTACTACACTGTAGTAACTTACTACTTTCATTTTACTTGTTCCCAAGCATATCCATTCATCATTTCGTCACGTGTAAACTGACAGTAACTAAGATGTTTCATTAGTGCATACATTTCGTCTTCGACAGGTCTATTAAGATTGTTAATTTCTAATAAACTTGTATTGCATAATGCAGTAGCACAATTTGGTCCAAGAGCAATAGCAGGCACTCCAAACATTAACGCTTCTAGTGCCGCAATACTGTTATATGTTACAAGACAATGAACATTATCTGCAAGTGCCTTTTCTAGCGGCTCTTTTGTGATACGTTCACTTCTATTAGGCTTTAATCTTATTTCAATAGGTCTATCTGTATACTTTTGTAGTTCAGTTTTTGTATTTTCAACCCAAACTTCTGGGTCAGGTTGATTCCACAGACGCATAACTTTATCACTTGGAGGAACTAGTAAAATCTTAGAACCGTGTCTAAATTTCCTATATTTAAACTTTGGTAATCTAGCATCGTCTCTTTCAATAATAGGTCCCACTTGTTGAAGAGCATTTTTTGTTACACGATGCCATACTTTAGTTTTGCTTCCTGCATTGCCAAAATATCCTGTGTCTATTGCGTAAAAGTCTCTTCCTGTTTCCCAACAGTGTTGAATTGCTTTGCGACTTCCGCCGCCTAGTCCTCTAATTATTAAAGGATTAGTTTCGTTTTTTTGAGAATCCCAGTCACTTAGTGTGCCATCACAACCAAGCATAAATGCTTGTAAATATTCGTCGTATTTTAATCCTCTGCCTATATAATTAATTCCGCCTTGGCTGTCTATAGCTGCAGCTTTCTGTAATTTAGGCCCACCTTTTGCAAACTTATTTTGTATTATTTTCATTGCTGCCTCCTCTGTGTAACCATAGTATTTTCCTGTTGGGTCAATTGATGCATATGTTAATGCCTTAATTGGTTCTTTTATATGCTCTGCTAAAGTTAAATTCTCTATAATTCTAGGCTCTTTTTTTAAATCTGTTATATTTAAATGTTGCCTACGTATTATAGCGTTGTAATATTCACGTTCAACAGTATAAAATTCATGAGCATATTCACAATCTCTATATTGCCAGAACCAAGGACCGCCTTCTGTAAAGTGTAAGAATTTAGGTGTGCCGTCTTGAGGTTCTTTGTACCATCCTACCAACCAATTCCACTCGTGGCTTATTTCACCTATTTCCTTATCACTAAGCCAACTAAATCTATGCAAATATGCACCAGTTACTGTATCCGAATTAACTAATTCTTTAGTTAGTTTTTTGTTACTAGGATGCCCACAATTAACTAGCATCATACTTGACCAATTCTTACGTGGGTAATTAAGTTGCTGTTGTCCGTCCATTTTTTCACCTTCTTTAGGTGTATAGTCATGTTGGGCGCACATTACAGCGTACTTGTCATTAGCCTGATCAAACAATAATTTTACATCTTCGAGAGCAACAAAATCACAATCGATAAACAGTGCCCATCCTTTAAATTCTGTAAGTTCAGGTAACAAAAATCTTGTAAACGTAAACTCAGTACTGGCAAGTTTATCTTTTTCTCTCCAGTATAATTCTTGTTTTTTTAACTCTTTTTGTTTTAATGGAATAATCTCTACAGGAACACTTGCTAAAGTTAATATACTCTGTCGTGCAACTTGATAGGCAATATCTTCTTTGCTGTCCCATCCAATAAAAATTTTTAATGGTTCAATCTCTTCGTTCAATATCTTCCTCCACACAATTAGTTCCGTATTGTATTTCTACTAATTTTAAATCTACATCATGTTCATTAGCAAGTTGATGCCATTGTCCTACTGGTATATGCAAACTTTTATGTTGTTCAAACACTCCGTGTAATTCAATGTCTGTACTGCTGTCCAATGTGTATACTGTTGCTGTACCTTCTGCTACAAACCAATGCTCTGAACGATCTTTATGTCGTTGCATTGATAACTTGCCACCAGGTGGTACTGCTAGTTCTTTTACTTTAGTATGTTTATTGTATTCATGTATCACTCTGTAGTACCCCCATGTCCGTTCAGTCTTTGGTGCCTTCCACTCGTCTAGTATCCAGCTACTTGAATTTATCTTGTTGGTTCCGCCAACTCCGTATACAAAAGTTACACGAGGATCTTTGCCCCATTGTTCTTCTTCTGGTACGTTGCCTTCTTTACGATCTCCGCCGTTAGCAAAGATAATTTCAATATTGCCGTGTGTTGATAATGTATGGAAGATTGCTCCGCCTGCGTCATCGTTCTCGTCATCGCTCATAACATATGTCGTTTGATCAACAACTTCAAGTGCGTCAATAATTTTAAAACGCTCTTCAAAAGGCATGAAAGGTTTGCCTTTCTTTCTACTTAACCAAGCATCACTGTTTACAGCAACAATAAGTTTATCGCCTAACTTCTTTGCTTCTTTGAAATACTCAATATGTCCTGAGTGTAGTGGATCAAACCCACCTGTGACTAATACTACTTTCATGTAGATATTTATGTGCGTAGTTTATTTAAGTTACGGTTTACTGGCAGTATTTTTGATCCATATATAATCTCTTCTATGTTTTTCTACAAAAGTATACCCTAAATTATCTAGTATTCTTGTTAAACTAGCCTTTTGTTCTTTAGTTTCAACTTCTGCTATTATAACCGGATCACAAGTTTGCAAAGTCTTTATTGCGCCAAGTAGCACTTGTTCTTCAAATCCCTGTGTATCTATTTTAATTAGATCTGGAGTAAATTTAAAATCATCTAGTTTTACAACTTGTATATCTTCGTTATTAGTATTGTCAAAATAATTAAAATCAATAAAACTATATGCTCCGCAATTTTTATTTCCAGCAGGAACTTTAATAGTTAAAATTTCGTTTTTATTTCCTATTCCGTTTTTAAAACATTTTGTATTAGTAAAAGTTTTAATGTTTTTTTCTAAACATTCAAAGTTTGTGCTCACTGGCTCAAAGGAAAAAACTGATTTAAATTTAGATGCAAATCTTACACTATGCAACCCTATATTTGCACCAATATCTACTACACAATTAAACTGTTTTACATATCTATATGCTTTATCTAATGTTTCCTGTTGGTACCATGTGTCAGGAAATTGATTTACGGTTGATTGAAAATGAGTATCTTCGTCAGGAAACCACCATCCTTTATGTTCTAACATTAGTGCAGATCCTTGTTATAGGTAAGTTTTGTAACCATTTAAATACTTATCTTTATTTTTTTGTTCGCCTTTTAGTGTAAGAAAAACACTATTAGATTTGTTTTTACCTATACTCATCCATTCTTTACTTAATGGTTCAAAATTATAGTGCGATGCAAGTTTAGCCATTACTGTTTGATCTCTACCCCATGCCCAGTTATCTACTGGAATAAACTTTAATTCTTTAGAATATTCTTGTCTAAATCCGTTATCTAAAAACGTAACAAATCCTGCAAGGTATCTATCATCCTTAGGATGTTTTAGAACATGTTGTTTTTTAAATAGGCTTGTAGTAGCTTTTTTAGTAATACTCCTTGTGCAAATAGTGTCAGCGTCTAGTGTTATAACATTTTCGTTTTGAGAAAATTTATCTGCAACAGCAAGAAATCGGACGCTTTGCAAATAAGAAATTTTAGATTCATCTGTTACAAATGTCCTTTGTTCAGATGTAATATCTACATCATCTAATAGGTTATTTTTAGTAGGATTAACTATGTGGCAATGTAGTTGTATCCACGGATTATGTCGTTGTATACTCAACAATAACGGGACTGCCCATTTATCGTAATATGTTTGATCGCAACCTACAAGAATATTATAAGGAGGCATCTTCCATGCCCGCTACTCTAAGTTTTACCACATTAGTAATTTGCCATTGCTTTTGATCAAGTCCTTTAAGTAAACCTAGCCATTTGTTACGCATTAGAGCAAACTCATTAATAATCTTTTCATAGTCAACAACGTCTGCCTCACCGTCAACGTATTTTTCTACGTCACGACTTGACAGAGCTCGTTGATAGTTTTCGAGATATTTCTTAAAATACGAGCTACGCAATCTACGTAGCTCGATATTTAAGTAGTGTAGTATAGCTTCAATTTCTTGTAGTTGATTAAATCTATGTTCAACGATACCGGGCATTTCTGCCGCGGCACGTTCAACGTTACCTTTGAGCTTTACTTCAACACGAGCATCAATTAACTCGTTTTCAAAGTATGCTACTGCATCAGGTATCTTAGATACATCACGTGAAACTT